GGAAAAACCAGTACCGTTTTTGCGTCGTTTACATTCTACTTTCAATCCATTCAAACGGATATCTCCGCTTAAATTCTCTCCATAATGTTTGAAAGCCCCTGAAGCCAAAACTCTTTTGACTTTAATGCCAGCGTTCTTCCAAAAATTAACAATCTCTCGTTCAAACTCGTATCCTCTTCGCTTATTCGTCACCATAATAGATATTCCTTGCATTGGTTACGGCATCAGCAAGGTTCTCTTCTTTGATCTTTTGCTTAAGCCTTTCCTGTATTCTGGCGTTCAATCCTTCTCTGAGAACTTCATCTGCCACTTGCGACATAGACTTATAGGTATCCGCTTGCGCTTCCTCCTTGAGCATCCTTCGTGTCTCAGGACTCAGTAGTAATATTTGCTGTTCACTTTCTCTCATGCCTACACCTTCTATAATTTTTATATAATAAATATAGATTGGACTTGTACAACGTGTATGTCTGTGTTATATGTAGTGAATAGAGTGTTAATAAACGTGTAATAGGAGATGAATATGTGTAAAGACCATGATTGCCAAGAGCATTTAGAGTGGATTGAACAAGAGGAATTTGATGGAGACAATGACGTTTTCATCAATTCCGTTTGGGTGTGTGAAGTGTGTGGGGAAGCCGTAGAGCCTAAAGCTCAAGAAACATGGGGGTATGATGATTACAGACCCTTAGATAGGGGGTAATGAAATGAAAATAGCTATTAAACATACAGTTGTCTTTACTGACGATGAACTTAAACAATTTAAGAAAATATATGAGGACAATAAACAAGAGGGCGAAACTTTTAGAGAGTGGTATACAAGCCGTTTCATCGCTGATGGTGAGGCTTGTTTAGAAGAGACACGATATAATTATTTTAGTGGAGCAGCAACATGAAAAAATTTAGAGGAACTTATGAAAGAGACTCAGGGGGAAGAGAGCAATACTTTCCTCTCTCAAGACATGGAGAAGGCTTCGGTGATTGTGTGCCTAGAGCGTGTGCTATTGCTACTGGATTAGACTACAAGGTTGTCTGGGATAGGCTTTTTGATCTTGGTAAGGAAATGGGATATTTACCCAACAACCCAAAAGTCTATGAGAAGTTTCTTATTGATAATGGCTTTTCTAAAAACAAAACACCTAAAGATAATAGAGGCAAAAAAATCTCTATTAGGAATTGGAGTGCTGATGCTCCAAAGGGAAGGATAGTAGCAATAACTAGAAATCATATTGTGGCTATTGTTGATAATGTGCAGCGTGACACTTGGCTTGATGAGCGTTGTGTAAACTCTTGGTTTTACAAGGAGCAAAGCTAATGACCATCCATGACTTTCTCTTAGACTTGGTGGCTATTAGAGGATTGAGTCTTAATACCAGAGATGCGTATGCGAATGATCTGAGGATATTCGACAGATATGTAGACAACATATTAGACGCAACGCAAAAAGATATTACAGACTTTATCGCCTCTGAGAGAGCCAAAGGATTTAATGATAAGACAGTGGCAAGACGATTAGCTTCTATCAAAAGCTACTTTGATTTTTGCGTCAAACAAGGGGCATTAGAGGAGAACCCCTGCAAGAATATACCCAAAGCCAAAGCACCCCTTACACTGCCCAGAGTTTTGTCTGTGAAGGACGTTACTGCTATTTGTGATGCGTCAGAAAGAGTAGGGCGTACACCCCTTGAGAGAGCCAGAAATAAAGTCATAGTTGAGATGCTCTATGGCTCTGGTCTTAGGGTATCAGAACTCATAAGTCTGAAGAAGGGCATCTTCACAGGCAAGCCGGAACATATGATTGTCAAAGGGAAGGGCAGTAAGGAACGACTTGTACCTATATCATCCTACACCACTGAAGCCATAGACACATATCTTGAATTATTGCTTGAGACTCGTTTGAGTAACTCACAATACTTATTTCCTACCAACTCACAACAAGGCTACATTAACAGAGAGCTTGTCTTTCAATCGTTGAAGCACATAGCATCCGTTGCCAGAGTTGATCACAGGAAAGTATCACCCCATAAGCTGAGACACGCCTTTGCATCACACCTACTAGAAAATGGTGCAGATATAATGGTTATCTCTAGTCTATTGGGTCACGCCAATGTCACGACAACAGAGATATATACCCACGTTGCCGACAGAAGGCTAATTGAAACTGTAAATAAAAATCACCCATTTGCTAAGAAAGGAGCAGTCAATGAAGTATAAAACAGGAGTAGGGTATAATCGCTACAAACACGGGTCTAATCAGAGCCAGAAATATGAGAGCGATATACAGGATTATGCCGATGAGAGAAACATAGACCTATTAGAGTCTTTCAGCGATGTATTTCAAAAGAGTGCGGTTACAGACACAAATATTACAGGACTACAGGACGCCACCCAAGTCGTGACCTCTAATGATCAATGCGTCTTAATCACCGCCACAATGCGAAATATTGAAGAGAGCCTCACAAGTGTGAATTACATCTTGAAGACCAAAACACCGATGCTGGACACAGAAGACCCAGAGGGTGATGTGGTATTTAATCGTAAGCTCTTGGAACGTGCTGAGAAGATGATAATCCACAGAAGAGAGAAACACGCTCAAAGCGTCAAGAGAGGTCAGGAAAAAGCAAGGCGATATAATCGTACTTCTGGCAATAACAATATAATTAAAGATGCTAAATTAGGAAGTCAGGCGATTAGTGAAAATGCGTCTGAATTTAGACGCAAAATACTACCCATCCTCAGAGAGATTAGAAGTGAACATGGGGGAGTTGTGACCTATGAGGATTACAGGCGTGGCCTAGAGGAAAGAAAGATACGCACCAGAACAGGCAACCTTAAATGGCAGCGTTCAACAATACGAAATATTTTGAAAGGAGAGGGGAGATGAATAAGAAAGTAGACCTGCATGGTTTAAAAATATTTAATTCACCAAACGATCTTGCAGAGTATCATTACTTGCCAAAAATATTAAAGCGTAGTCTTGAGTTTGATTTAGCAGTCCATAAAAATCTATTTAGAGACAAGCCACACATTTCGGATGAAATAGATAAAAAATGGATAGATTGGCTAAATAGAGGTATCTATCACCGCCCATTTACAAGAGCCACAAGTTTAGCAAGAGCCGAAAATAAGTGGTATACTTTGAAGGAAATATCTACCAAGATAAATGCTGCTCCAAAAACTGTACGAAATATTTTTAATGATTGTCGTGATCTTAAGATGGTTGATTGCAGACATGAGGGCAATCGCCTTATTTTACAGTCTTCTAAGAGAGGTTTTCGTATGTGGAAACGCTACACAAAAGCAATGATTTCAACAATAACACAAGAATTTGACGATTATTTTCGTGATATGCAAGAGTATAAAAGGCTCAAAAACATGGTAGAGTCTACCACGTTAGACCCCCAAAAAAAGGAAGAATCTACCAATTGATTATGTGAACTTTTAACATTTATACTACAAGGAGTAACTTTTAATGAACAAGGATAAACCTTTGAGTTGGAAAGAAAGCAGAATGGAGAGAGGTCTTAGAGTAAAGCGCAGTAATGATGATGTCTTTTGTAGACGTATCACTGTGCCTCTATGCACCTTGAACCATCTGCAAAATGCGATAGTTGTATTTACGTCTTTAGTCGATGAATTGAAGGATATTGACGAGTGTGATCTTAGCGATGCGAAAAAGATGGCACTGATGGAAGACTCCATTATGGATAGCTCCAAGAGCTTAAAAGGGGCAGCAGATTACTGTATAGAGCTACCCAACGCTCCAGAGGTCAGTTTTAGGAGAACACGTTGATTTCATTTGTATTTCCACATATAGATTGGACTTGTATGGAGATTGAACTTGTACAAGGTCAGTTTATATTGATGATTAATGCAATGATAACAATCGCTTGCCAATACTTTAAGAAGTATTCTTTTTCATTGAGCAGAGTAGAGAGTAGTGAAGTATTGAGCAGAGGTAGTCACTGTAACCCATTGATTGCCTTATATAATATAAACCATAGTTACATAGGTTTACTGTCTGAAGATGGCGCATAATATATAGAATGTCAGTCTCACGTTCTGATCAGCCTGATTAACCTGATCAACCTGACCAGACAGATTAGCCTAATGTAACTAACCAGATGAGGTTAGTTATGATTGTAGATTTTTGTAAGTTAGTATTTATATTTATTAGTCTTGTATTATTAGCGTGGTCTCCTGTTATTTTTGTGAGTCTGCAATGGTAGGGAAGATCACAGATAATAAGGATTTGTCAGGGTCTCTCATTGTAGCATTGATGGGTCATAGCCAATTCACAAGTCCAAACACACTCTTGACCAATATCTTAGGCGCAAGAGGTGTTGCACCCTTTACCTTCCAAGAAGTAGAGCAAAACGAGGCTATGCTGATGGGTGATTTAGTTGAGCCACTTATCGTCAAAAGAACGGCTGATATTCTTGGTATCGACAAGGTAACTGATAAAGTGAGAGTGCCGTATCACTATCATCACGATGGCAAGAAATTATTCTCTGTGTCTTTAGATGGCATCCTTCATGTGGAAACTAAAAAGACTATTACGATTGATGATAGATCAACATTTGCGCCACAAGGTTTAAACCTAGATTTCGTGATTGAAGGAGATGGCAACCTAGAGGTCAAGAACACAAGGACATACTTTCGTGATGTACCCCTCCCTCATTTGGGAGTGTGGCAGTTACAGGCTGGTCTCATGGCAACAAAGCGTAAATGGGGAGTGATAGCAATCCTCTACTCTGGCTCTCAATTGTGTCTTTATTTCTACAAAGAAGACGCAAAAATGCAGAAAGCGATTGTTGAGAAATGCCTAGACTTTTACAAAAGAGTTGAAGCTGTGGAGAAGGGGGGAGAGATAGGAGACTATATGTATCCATCGAAAGATCCTAACGATTTAGCTATGGTCTTTGATAGCCATGATAGTGATGCGCCTGTGGTTGACCTCGCTAATGTTGGTGATGAGATATTAGAGATCAATCAGCTTAAAAGCATGATTAAGACTTCTCAGGAACGCATAAAAGAACTTGAGGCTGTCGTTATGAAGGAAATGGGTAACAGTGAGATAGGAGAGATTTACAACACTCTTGGAGAGACAACCCACGTAGTGAAATGGATAACGAGGCACTATAAGGCACAACGTCCTACAATGACAAAAGCCAAGCCGGAGCGTTATGAACGAGCCAAATCTTTAACGATTAAGGAGATGTTGTAAGATGGTACAGTTTGCTAATGAGACTCAAAAAAGAGTGTATGATTTTATTGAAAAATATCTCAGAGAAAAGCAGTTCTCACCTATGCTTAAAGATATTGCTGAAGAGACAGGCTACTCACTTAATCATTGTGGCAGAGTGGTAAATGAGTTGATTGCTGATGGTCACCTAGAACGTACCAGAGCTAAGAAAGGCTTAAGGGTTAAGTCAACTCAAAGTGAGGCGCATCAATAAAGGGTCTTCTTCCCTGTGACCTTCGGAGATCAATGTATTGTGTCATCATTGCTTCGGAGGTCATTTCTTGTTCACGCATACTATTGATATGCCAACTTGCCCCCCAACGTAAATCAACCTCTGTCTCCTTACTTGCCTCTTTCATAGCATCAGCTATCTCGTCATAGAGGTTCAATTCCCATGAGGCACGACCATCAATATACGCCATAAGGTCTACAGCTTTTCCTTCGAGGTGCTTACTTTTATATGTTTTACTTGCGCCTTTTTTGACAAGAGCCTCTTGCTCTTCTTTTGTCCTCATTCCACAGATAACGCCAAAGTCAATCTTGGTCTTCTGTATCGCTAGTTTCACTGTTTCCTGTAGAGCCTCGTCTACTCCTTCAAGTCTCTGCAAGCTTCTCTGGCTAAGTTTAAACATTGTCTTCCTCTACTCTATTTACTTTTCTTTTTAGTCTTCTTCTTCGGTGAGGTACTTTTTTTCTGTGGGAAGATAGACATTATAATGCGCTCCACAGTCGATACACAGGAGCTTAGTAAGCCTTGTATATTTTTCATTAAATCTTTCATCAAAATCCTCATGCTCTGTCTTTATTGTGTCTCCATCGCAATGAAAGCATTTCATTCTTTAAGATTATTCCTTGCCACGCCTTTGAACT